AAAGATCTACTCGTTATAGAAATGTAGATGATGATTATGATAGAACTGTAGGAGATAGATCTACAGAAGAAATAATTATTTACGAGTCTTACATCAAAGTTGATATGGATGGTGATGGTATTGCTGAGATGAGAAAGGTAACTAGTGCAGGAGATAATGGTTATACAATACTAGATAATGTTCCTGTAGATGCACATCCATTTTGTTCAATAACACCTATCATTGTACCACATAGATTCTATGGTAGATCAGTATCTGAACTAGTAGAAGATATACAGTTAGTAAAATCTACTGTGCTAAGACAAGTATTAGATAACATGTATCTAACTAATAATAACAGAGTTGCTGTTATGGATGGTCAAGTTAATCTTGATGATCTATTAACAAACAGACCTGGAGGCATAGTTAGAACTAAAGCTGCACCAAATCAAGTTATGATGCCAATGCAAAATCAACCATTAAGCAATCAAGCATTTCCATTACTTACATATTTAGATACTGTAAAAGAAGAACGAAGTGGTATTACTAAATACAATCAGGGTATGGATACTGATACACTTAACAAAACTGCATCAGGTATAAATACAATTCTATCTCAATCACAAATGAGAATGGAATTAATAGCTAGAGTATTTGCAGAGACAGGTGTTAAAGATATATTCAAAAAGATATTTGAACTTATTGTTAAGTATCAAGATAAAGAACGCATAGTTAAAATTAGAAATAACTTTGTACCTATGAATCCAATGGAGTGGAAAGATCGTTGTAATATTTCTATTAATGTAGGACTGGGTACAGGATCAAGAGACCAACAGTTACAAATATTAAATGCAATCTTAGGTAGACAGTTAGAAGCTATTAAACTTCAAGGATCTGCTAATGGACCAATAGTAAATCTTAATAATATTTATAATACATTAGCTCGTATCATGGAGAATGCAGGACTAAAAGATGTAGCTGCACACTTTACAGATCCTAGAATTGGTATGCAGAATATGCGACCAAGACAGAAACAACCTACTGAATTTGAAACTGTATCAAGAATACAGACACAACAAAAAGCAGCAGAAGCTCAAATGAATTATGAGAATAGATTAAGAGAACTAGAGCTTAAATATCAAAGAATGATATTAGACTTTGAAACTAAAGCTAAAGAGCTAGAGCTTAAATATGCTGCTGATATTGATGAGAAAGCTATAAGACGAGCATCATTAGAACAAAAAGGTTTTAGTGATACTAATAAACAAATGCTTGACGCAGCTACTAAAAATATATTACAACCAGAACAACCAGTAAGTAGTACAACAATAGCAATAGATGTCGAACCTGATCAAAGAAAGTAGTCGAGGCGTAAAAGCTCAACAGATACTAGATAACGAATTATACAAAGAATCATTTGACGAATTAAAAAAGTCATATGAAGAAGCGATATTTCAAACTAAACCAACAGATGATAAAGCTAGGTTTTCCATATACCTAGCATATCAGATATTAGGTAAAGTTGAAAACCATCTCCGTACAGTTATGGAGACTGGTAAACTTGCAGATAAACAAATGCAAGATCTAAAAAAATAGCACCAACCATTCGGAGTGCTAATATAACACCAACCTATAAGGAGTGAATTATGGCTGAGCAAGCTACTAATGTAATAGACGCTGGTAAAGTTATTGCTGGTCTTATGACTAGTCAACCTGAACCACAAACAACTGAAGAACCAGTTGAAGCAGAAGCTGCACCTGTAGAAGAATCACAGGATGAAGATACTGTAAACCCTAGTGATGTTCCATATATGGAGCAAGAACTAGAAGAAGCACCAGCAGAAGAAGCTGTTGCTGAAGAAGAAGCTACACAAGATATTAATGAAAATTCAGAGGAGCCTTCTTATACTGTCAAAGTTGATGGTAGTGAGATGGAGGTGACCCTTGATGAATTACTTCGAGGGTATCAAAGAGAAGCTGATTACACACGCAAAACATCTGAACTGTCCTTAGAGAAATCAAGGCACAACGATATGATGCAACAATCTCAATCAGAGATAAATCAAAAATTGTCTAAGCTAACTGAACTAACTTCAGCTGCGCAACAAGAATTGCAAACTGAATATAGCAATATAGACTTTGAAAAACTTTATGAAGACGATCCTGTTGAAGCTGCAAGGCTTGAACACAAGATGCGTAAAAGAGCAGAGAATCTACAAAGAATACAAGAAGAGACTCGTAACAATCAAATGAATGAGTTTCAAAAGTATCTTCAGGAACAACAAGCAAAAGTTGCTACAATGATTCCTGACTTTGCTGATCCTGCAAAAGCATCTAGGATTAAATCAGAGATGCGAACTTATCTTACTAAGTTAGGATATAACAACAATGAGATAGCTAGTGTATATGATTCAAGACAAGTAATGTTAATCAAAGATGCTATGGCATATGACAAACTTAAAAAGTCAAATGTTAAAGTTACTAAGAAAGTTGCTAAAGCACCGAAGGTTGTAAAACCAGGTGTTCCTAAAACTAAGGCTGAACAAGCCAGTAAGCAAAGACGAGATAAACTAAATCATCTCAAAAAGACTGGTAGCGTAAGATCTGCTGCAAAAGTCTTTAGAGATTATCTTTAATTAATAGGAGGCCCAAATGGCACAACCAAGTAACTTGTACGATACGTACGATACTACTGGTATTAGGGAAGATTTAGTAGATGTGATTTATAACATATCTCCTGAAGATACCCCAATACTTTCAGCGATTCCAAGAACCGCTGCAAAATCTACAAAGCATGAATGGCAACTAGATGCATTGGCTGCACCTGCTGCAAACGCAGTTATCGAAGGTGACGAGGCAACTACTGATGCCCTAACTGCTACAACTAGAGCATTTAACTTTACTCAGATTTCTGACAAAGTGATTGCACTTTCTGGAACTCAATCAGCTGTTGATGCTGCTGGTAGAGCTGATGAAATGGCTTATCAAATTGCTAAGAAGTCTAAAGAGTTAAAGAAAGATATGGAATTTGCCCTTATCAAAGGACAAGTTCAAGCTGCTGGTGATGCATCAAATGCTAGAAAATTAGGATCAATCCCTACATGGATTAAAACTAATGGTGATGCAGGATCTGGTGGAGCTTTATCTACTGGCTCTGGTACAGACTTACCTAACTCTGGTACTGACAGAGACCTTACTGAAACAATCTTAAAGACTGTTATCAAAGAGGTTTATGAGTCAGGCGGAGAAATGGATATGTTAATTGTTCCACCATCTGTGAAACAAACTATATCTGGTTTCAACGCTAACACTACTAGATTTGGACAAGCAGATTCTAAAGTTGAGTATGCAGCTATTGATGTTTACTCATCAGACTTTGGTGATTTGCAAGTTGTTCCAAACAGAGTTATGGCAACAACAAGTGAAAGTAATGCATTCCTAATCCAAAGAGATATGGCTGCAGTTGCTTATCTAAGAGACTTTTCAGTTGCTGATCTTGCAAAGACTGGTGACTCTGAGAAGAAACAACTCTTAGCTGAGTACACACTTGAAATGAGAAACGAAGCCGCACACGGTATTCTTCTCGACATCAACCAATAATCTAAGTGAGGGAGCTTCGGCTCCCTCTTTAGAATCATTCTAAGGAACATTATGTATTATAAATTAACAGGAACTGTACAAAAAGTAGACTACACAGCTAGTGCTGCAAATAGCTCTGCTATATCAGATCAAGTTAGGTATGTGAGATTATATGCTACAACTGATTGTCATATATCAATTAGCAACCCTGCTGTAACAGCAACTGCTGCTATGACACCATTGGCTGCAAAAGATTTTGAATATTTCAAAGTAGCTCCAGGTAATATCATATCTGTAATAAGAAACTCTGGTAACGGTTCATTATTTATTTCAGAATTATCGGAGTAAGCATGACTGATTATAAAGCACCTACTACATTTAAAATTGGAACTACACAAACTGTAGCTGTTGGCAGCTCAAGTGCTGCAACATCTAATGCTTTGAATGGACAAACAAGAGAAATAAGAATAGTAACAACTGTTGATGCTTATGTAGAAATGAACGCAGCTTCACCTACAGCGACATCATCTAGTATTATTGTTCCTGCATTTACACCAGAATATTTTAGAGTTACTCCTGCAACTAAGGTTGCTGTATTAAGAGTAGGTTCTACAGATGGCACAGCAAGGATTAGTGAACTAGCTCAATGATTGCTACTAGGTTTTCACACAGAGGACAAGATAGATATCGAGATAGAAGAACTGATACACCTAATGACAATATTAAGTTACAAGATGGAACATACTTATTGATTGAAGGTGGAGATAATATTAAATTAGAACAAGCAGTTGGTACTGTATTTAGTGGCAGACCAATACCTAACTAATGGCAAGGAAGGCAAAAAGTTTTACAGCACACGAACCTGGTCCAAAGAAAAGAACTTCTATTGGACATAGTGTAAGATCAAGACCTAAGAATAAACATAAACGAAGAAGTTTTAAAAAGTACAGAGGTCAGGGTAAATGACATTCAAAGAACTTGTAGAACTTCTAAAGAAGAAAGAAAATGGCAAAAGACCCAAAAGTAGGAACAGGAAAAAAACCAAAGGGAAGTAGTCGTAGACTTTATACAGATGAAAACCCTAAAGATACTGTAAGAATAAAATTTGCTACACCAGCAGATGCTAGAGCTACAGTAAAGAAAGTTAAAAATATTAAGAAACCATATGCAAGGAAGATACAGATTTTAACTGTAATGGAACAAAGAGCAAAAGTTATGGGTAAAAATCAAGTGGTCAGTATTGCAAAAAAAGCAAAAGAACAATTAAGAAGTAAAAGGAATAAGAATGGCAGATAGTAAGATTAGTGAATTAACAGCATTATCTACACCAGCTGATGATGATATATTTGCGATTGTAGATACAGATGCAGGTCAAACTAAAAAGATAACAGCAGCTAATGTAAAATCATATGCAGGTGTAACTACAGAAGCAGTACAAGATATCGTTGGTGGAATGTTTAGTAGTAATACTGAAACTGATATTACTGCAACATATGAAGATGCTGATGGTACTATTGATTTAGTTGTTGGTGTATCTGCTGGTAATTTACCTACAGCAATAGATGCTGCTAAAATAGGAGATGGGTCTGTATCTAATACAGAGTTTCAAAGACTTGATGGTGTATCAAGTGATATACAAACACAGCTTGATGGTAAACAAGCATCACTAACATTTGGTATTGGTAACACAAATGTACCACAATTTACAACTGGTGTTGCTGATGATGACTTTTTAAGAATAGCAGGAACAAGTGTTGAAGGTCGTTCTGCCTCAGAAGTTCTATCAGACATAGGTGGTCAAGCATCTTTGACATTTGGCATAAGCAATACTAATGCAGTTAAAATAGACAGCAGCTCTGTAGCTGATGACGAGTACGCAAGGTTTACAGCTTCAGGTTTGGAAAGCAGAAGTACAGCAGAAGTGCTTTCTGATATAGGCGGACAAGCTAGTTTAACATTTGGTATCTCAAATACTAACGCTGTAAAAATAGATTCATCAAGTGTAGCTGATGATGAATATGCTCGATTTACTTCTAGTGGTCTTGAAAGCAGATCTACTGCCGAAGTATTATCTGACATTGGAGGTCAAGCTGCATTAACTTTTGGAATCTCTAATACCAATGCTGTTAAGATAGATAGTAGTTCAGTAGCAGATGATGAGTATGCACGATTCACTGCTAATGGTTTAGAGAGTAGAAGCACATCAGAAGTTTTAAGTGACATTGGTGGACAGGCATCACTTACTTTTGGTATTAGTAATACAAACGCAGTTAAGATTGATAGTGCTAGTGTTGCGGATGATGAATACGCTAGGTTTACTGCAAACGGATTAGAAAGTAGATCAACTGCTGAAGTACTATCAGATATTGGCGGTATCACTGCTAGTTCTACAGACACACTTACAAACAAAACAATAGATGCAGATGGCACAGGTAATAGTATTACCAATATTGAAAATGCAAACATCAAAGCATCTGCTGCCATTGATGCTACAAAGATAGCTGATGGTTCAGTAACAAGTGCAGAGTTCCAATATCTTGGATCTGTTACTTCAGATATTCAAACACAATTAGATGCCAAAGCTAGTAAAGGTCTGGCTGTAGCAATGGCAATCGCTTTATAGGAGAAAACATGGCACAAGACTTTGAATCAAACGGAGCGCAGATAACAAACTCTGCAACCACAATATATACATCCAATAGTGATGACGCAGTTGTTGGTTTAAGACTAGCAAACATTTTAACCACTACAGTTACAGTAAGTGTATTTGTATCTGAGGGTGGATCTACAACAAGGTATCTAGTAAAAGATTTATCTATACCACCTGCAAGTTCAGTAGAGCTGGTACAAGGTGGTGCTAAATTTGTTTTACAAAGTGGAGATATTTTAAAAGGACAAGCTGGTACAGCAGACAGTATTGATGTATGGGTATCAGTTGTTGATTCAATTAG